TTTCTTTCTACGGGCAATGTGTTTAGTGAAGTTGATTTACAAGCATCCAAAACTAATCTGATCATCGGATCAAACGGAGCTGGTAAGAGCACCATTCTGGATGCCCTTACCTTTTCTCTGTTTGGTAAACCATTTCGTAAGATCAACAAACCAATGCTGGTTAATAGTATCAACGAAAAAGATTGTGTAACAGAAATTGAATTTAGTATCGGTAAGAAAGAATACAAGGTGGTTCGGGGAATCAAACCAAATGTATTTGAGATCTACTGCAATGGAAACCTGTGGAATCAGGAGAGCTCACTGGTAGAACAGCAGAAAAACTTTGAGAGCAATGTTCTCAAGATGAACTACAAGTCTTTCACACAGATTGTAGTTCTCGGTTCTTCTACATTCGTTCCATTCATGCGTCTGCCTCTGGCACAACGCCGTGAGATCATTGAAGACATCCTTGACATTCAAGTGTTCTCTACTATGAATGTTCTTCTCAAAGATAAAGTCAGGGAGAACAATGAAGAGATCAAGACACTTGATTATCAAATACATCTTTTAGAAGAGAAGATCGATCTCCAGAAAAAGTATATGTTTGAACTGGAGAAAAAGACCAAGGAAGAGATCACTCGCAAAGAGAATAAGATCACTGAATTGTTACAAAATGAAAACGAAAACCATCAAGAGGTTGCGCGTCTCAACGAAGAAGTTTTAAAACATTCTAAAGAGATGGAAGAGGTGTCTAACAGTGCAACAAAACTGAAGAAGTTAAACACTTTTCTCTTTAAGATACAATCAAAACTTTCATCATGTCAAAAAGAACACTCGTTTTTCACAGACAATCATGTTTGTCCTACCTGCACTCAAGACTTGAGTGAAGAGTTTAGGCAAAAAAAGATTGCTGAAGGGGAAGGAGAACTCACTAATCTCCAGACTGGTTTAGAAGATCTGCTGGATGCCATCTCTAAAGAAGAGGAACGAGAAAATGAATTCGCCAGACTATCGAAAATTATACTTGAGCTCAACACTTCTATTTCTCAAGCTAATTACCAGATTAGTTCAGTCAGAAAACTCATCACTGACATCGAAGGAGAGATCAAAGAACTAGAGGGGAGCAACCCAGACAAGAAAGCAGAGTTCGTCAAACTTGAAGGACTTGTTAAGAATAAAAAAGATTTGGGTGCTACCTATGCTGAATATAAGAAGGATCGTGATACATTATTAGTAGCATCGCAGTTGTTGAAAGACAACGGGATCAAGACCAGGATCATCAAGACCTATCTCCCAGCGATGAATCAGATGATCAATCAGTATCTCCAACGCATGGACTTCTATGTGAATTTCACGTTGAATGAGAACTTCGAAGAGATTATCAAGTCACGATATAGAGATGTGTTTTCATATGACAGTTTCAGCGAAGGAGAGAAATCTCGTATTGATATTGCTCTGTTGCTTACTTGGAGAAGTATTGCTAAGCTCAAGAATAGCGTGGATACTAACCTCCTTATTCTAGATGAGATCTTTGATAGTTCTCTCGATCAACAGGGTGGTATGGATCTCAGTTGGATCTTGAGAAACTTTGATGATAACTCTAATGTGTATGTCATCTCCCACAGAGAAAACTTAGATGGTAAGTTTGACAGAACACTAACAGCGGTGAAGGAAAAGAACTTCTCCGTCATCCAAGAGACAGTTGCTGAACTGGACTAGGGTGGTCTTCGGACCACCTTTTTTTGTATATACTAATGGCATCAACGCAAGACCAGCATGTCATCCCAGGAGATCAAAGGCAACCTCGCCCGCCTACTCGCTACCGAGAACCTCATTGTAGAGCACCGTAAGGTCCCTACAGCATCGTTTGACGTTGACCGCCGTGTGCTTACCCTGCCTAACTGGGACCGTGCTTCTAGCGTCGTATACGATATGCTGGTGGGTCATGAGGTAGGACACGCCCTATTTACTCCCAACGAAGACTGGACTGCTGAGCACAAGTGCCCCAAAGACTTCATCAATGTGATTGAAGATGCACGTATTGAGAAGCTGATGAAGCGTAAGTATCCTGGTCTGCGTAAGTCTTTTGCTGGTGGTTATAAAGAACTGAATGATGCTGACTTCTTTGGTATTGAGGGTGAAGACTTTGATACCTTCAGTCTGATTGATCGTATCAATCTTCACTTCAAAATTGGTGCTAGTGCCATGATCCCCTTCTCTATTGAGGAGCAGGTGTTTGTTGCTCGCACTGATGTTGCCGAGACTTTTGAAGAAGTCTGTGAGATTGCTGTTGATGTGTTTAACTTCAGCAAGCAAGAGAAAGAACAGGAGCAAGCACCTCCTGAGATGCAACCCCAACAATCCACTCAAGGTGGGGGTGGTTCCACCCAAGGTATGGGTGAAGAACAGCAAGAGAATACCAACGACAATGCCAACGAAGAAGGTAATGCCAATGAAGATGCTCCCGTTGGCAATCAACCTTCTCAGAAGCAAGAAGGTGGAGAAGAATATGGTGATGATGAACCAGGAGAAGAAGGTTCTGAAACTCAGAGCAACTTCGACAAGGCAGCAGAGAAACTGACCGATCGTTTTGCCAACAATCCTGTGTATGTTGAGATCCCTGATAGTCTGGATCTCCCCACCTATGTTGCTGACTGGAAAGAAGTCCATGACTGGATTGATGAACAACGCGAAGTCTTCCTTGCTGGTGGTGATAAGATTGACCGCTCTGATCGCTACGATGATGTAGATAAATCTTACAGAGAGTTTCGTAAGCAATCGCAGAAGGAGGTAAGCTACCTTGTTAAGGAGTTTGAGTGCCGTAAGTCTGCTGACGCTTACGCTCGTGCTGGTCAATCTAAGACTGGTGTTCTTGATACTACTAAGTTGCATACTTATAAGTATTGTGATGACATCTTTAAGAAAGTAACTGTTGTTCCTGATGGCAAGAACCATGGTCTGCTGTTCCTGCTTGACTGGTCTGGTTCTATGCAGCGTGAGATCCTGGCGACTGTCAAGCAACTGCTGAACCTTACTGCGTTCTGTAAGAAAGTTCAGATCCCGTTTGAGGTCTATGCTTTCACCAATGAGTTCTATGCTGTTCGCCGTATCAAAGAAGGCAAGGACGAATATATCTCTAACGAGGAATGGTTCGCTAAAACTGGATGTGAAGAGGGTAAGATCTTCCTTCAGAAAAATATGTTCCACCTGATGAACATGGTTTCTTCTCGCTCTAACTCTAAGGACTATGAGCGCCAGTGCCTGAACTTGTATCGTGAGGCATTTGCTTATTCCTATCATGTTTGTTATCCCACTACCACGGGTGTAACTCTGTCTGGCACTCCCTTGAATGAGGGTATCGTGATGCTCAACTACATCATCCCTCAGTTCAAGAAACAGAATGATCTTCAGAAGGTCAATGTTTGTATTCTGACTGATGGTGAGGCTTGCCAATCTTCTTATGGTCGCAAGGTGTATGATGACTACAAGGATGCTTCTTACATTCGTCCTCGCCGTCTTGATTACAACACCATCCTTCGTGATCGTCAGACTGGACGTGTTTATGGCGGTAGCGATGGTTGGGGTGAGATGACTAACATTTTTATCAAGCAACTGAAAGATCGTAATGCTGGTGTGAATGTGCTTGGTTTCCGTATCATGGGTGGCAGTGGTTTGTCTGGTTTTGTCAGCACCTATGCCAGCATCGCTCACTACGATCAAGTCCAGAAGCAGTGGAAGAAGAACAAGTCTGCTGTCATTCCTTTCCCTAAGAGCTACACTGCTCTCTACGCTATCAGCAACAACGCCATTGACGAGGAGGTTGAATTCAATGTAGAAAGTGGTGCCAAGAAGGGTGAGATCAGCAAAGCATTCAAGAAGATGCTAGGTTCTAAGTCCACCAATAAAAAACTCCTCAGTTCTTTTATCGAATACATCGCATGACTTATACTAAAGGAGATATTTTTCTCCACAAATATACACACAAGTTATACATCTTTGATGGTGAGGTGTGGCGAGAAATTGTCCCGAGTTCTTACCTGGGAGACCAGTTGCCAAACCGTCCATCCACCCCCTGACATCACCGCCTTTTGCCCTATAATAACTACATCAACGCAAGACACCAATGCCTGCCAAGTCCGACCTGACCACTTCCCAACTCACCTCTTACCTGTCCGAGACCTATGGTAACGATATCAATGCTGATCACGTTCGTTCTGCTGCTGATAATTTTGGAGTGACCTATGCTACTGCTGTCAAGCGTCTGCGTGATTTCTATGTCCGCCGTGGCACTTGGAACCTGACTGTTGCTGAGAAACTGGAGCAGACCTACCAAGCACCTGCTGCTGCTCCTGCTGTTGCTATTACCGATCGGGAAGATCAGAACCTTGTTCCTAGCAAGGATGACAATTATGTCCCGTTCGGGAACTTTTCTGATGTGAAAAAGATCATCCAATCTGGTATCTTCTACCCGACTTTCATCACTGGTCTGTCAGGTAATGGTAAAACTTTCTCTGTTGAGCAAGCATGTGCTGCTCTAAATAGAGAGTTGATTCGCGTCAATATTACCATTGAGACTGACGAGGATGATCTTATTGGTGGGTTCCGTCTTGTTAATGGCGAAACTGTCTGGCATAATGGACCCGTCGTGGAGGCTCTTCAACGCGGAGCTGTGCTGCTTCTAGATGAGGTTGACCTGGCATCTAACAAGATCCTGTGTCTCCAATCTATCCTTGAGGGTAAGGGTATCTTCCTGAAGAAGATTGGTAAGTATATCCAACCCGCTGCTGGTTTCAATGTGATCGCTACTGCCAACACCAAGGGTAAGGGCAGTGATGATGGTCGCTTCATTGGCACCAATGTTCTCAACGAAGCATTCCTTGAGCGTTTTGCCCTGACCTTCGAGCAGGAGTATCCCACCCCTGCTATCGAGAGCAAGATCCTGAAGAAGGTTGCTGCCTCTCTCGCTGTTGCGGATCAAGACTTCTGTGATAACCTTGCCAACTGGGCGGACATTATCCGTAAAACTTTCAAAGACGGTGGTATTGATGAAGTGATTTCCACCCGTCGCCTTGTGCATATCATGCGGGCATTCGCTATCTGGGGTGACCGTATGAAAGCGATCAAGGTTTGTGTGAACCGTTTCGATGATGAGACCAAGCAGTCGTTCATCGAACTCTATGATAAAATTGATGCTGACGTTCAACAGGAGGAAGAAGATGCCCCAGCTCCGTTCTGATAAATTCCACGGTTATGTAAATCATCTTGCCACTCTTGACAGTGGCAAGACCGTGAAGATCCTAGGTGGCGAGGGTCTGAAGTTATTTGTCAAAGATCTTGACGGCAACGTTCAAGAATGCTACCATAGTAATATTCAACTTATCTGGGATCGCTGAATGGCAAACAAATATAATGAAGATGCTCTGCTAGCAGAGCTACGTGATTACATTTCTGGAACTTATGGACAACACTACTCTGCTGGTAATGACAGCATTCAAACGTTAGACTTGATTGAAGCATGTGGAGATGCTGAAGCATTCTGCCGAAGCAACATCCTGAAGTATGCTTCCCGCTACGATAAGAAGGGAACTGCCCGTCGTGATATTGTCAAGATCCTTCACTACGGTCTTCTCCTTCTTCACTTCAATGACAAAAACGCTACCCGTGAAACGTATCCTCAATGAGCAAAGTTATCCTATCTAAAAAGACCCTTGATGTCCTCAAGAATTTTTCCACCATCAATTCCTCGATTGTCTTCCGTAAAGGATCCACGGTTAGAACTATTTCTAACGCAGAAAACATTCTCGCAAAGTTTACTGGCGAGGAAGTATTTCCTAATGACTTCGCTATCTATGATCTTAGTCAGTTCCTTTCTGGGATCTCTCTGTTTAGCGACCCTCAGCTTGAGTTTGACAACGAAAGTTTTGTCAACATCCGTGGCGGTCGTCAGTCTGCTCGCTATTACTTTTCTGATCCAGAGATTACGCTCAAGTCTGCTCCAGAAAAGAACGTAAAGTTCCCTGGTGCTGATCTTCAGTTCAACCTGACTGGCGAAGATCTGATTGCTCTTCAGAAAGCATCTGCTGTCTATAGTCTGCCTGATCTGACCTTCCAATCTGAAGAAGGTTCTAACGAAATCAAACTCATCCTCCGCGATAAAGAGAATGATACCAGCAATACTTACGATCTCACCGTGGCAGGTTGTGCTACTGGCACCTATTCTCTTGATGTTAAGATTGAGAACATCCGTTTGCTCCCTGGTGACTATAATGTCAAAGTCTCCAAGCACCTGATTTCTGAATGGACCAATCAGAATGTTGATCTTACCTATTACATCGCACTGGAGCCCTGATGAGACACATCCTTTTTACACTCAAGGAGTGTAACAAATCGTTCTTAGATGACGAAAGGTTTGTAAGGGATGTTGTTTACCAGGCATCAGTCAAATGTAAATCAACTTTATTAGCACTCAACTCACACAAGTTTGAACCTCAGGGTGTCACTTGTGTGGCAATGCTTGCTGAAAGTCATATCAGCATTCACACTTGGCCAGAGTTGGGTATGGCAGTGTGCGACATTTTCACCTGTGGGGATCACACGAAACCTAAGGAAGGTGTAAAATACATGAAGATGATGCTTGACGCCAAAAGCATCGTCAGTAAATCATTTACGAGACCTTTGGAATGAGACTGCACAAAGTTTTCTATGTCCCAATATTTACTTTTAAGTTTGATAAGCATTCTTCTTATCAGTTTCCAGACATAGAAAAACAAGACAGTCGTCCTAAAGGGTGGACTACTCCAGTCAACTCTACGTTTCCTGTTATACCAGACAATGATCTTCTTGTTCCTTCTTCTGTTAGGGACAGTATGATAAAAGATCTAAAAGAACAAATCAAAAAACTTTTCTATATGCATGGCATACCAGACAAGTTTGATTTTGTAGATTTCTGGTATAATTCATACCACGAAAACCAGGGACAAGAACCACATACACATTTAACTGGATGTATGTCAGTAACTCCTTACTGGTGTGGCATCTATTACAATAAAGGATTCACACCTACTACATTCTTTAGACCAGACTCAAACAATAGATCACATCAGTTTCCTTACAATGGAGGTGAGTTTAAAGAATATTTTGCTGACACACTACAACCAAATTTATCTGATGGTGATGTAATTTTATTTCCTCCATATCTAAAGCACTGTGTTGACTTGACAACCAGTGCTAATATGAGATTGACCTTTTCCTTTAACCTGCAATTACATAATGAGCAAAGAGTTTCTTTGGGTTGAAAAATACCGTCCTAATATTGTTGAAGACTGCATCCTCCCCGCGAGCACCAAAGAAGTGTTCCAGGGTTTTGTCAACCAGGGGGAGCTCCCCAACCTGCTCCTGACGGGCACTGCAGGCGTCGGTAAGACCACCATTGCTAAGGCGATGTGTGAGGAGATCGGGGCATCCTACATCGTCATCAACGGGTCCGATGAGGGGCGTTTCCTAGACACGGTGCGTAATCGCATCCGTCAGTTCGCTAGCACCGTCTCTCTGACCTCTGGGGCGTCCCACAAGGTCGTTATCATTGATGAGGCAGACAACACCACTAACGATGTCCAGCTGTCCCTCAGGACCGCTGTAGAGGAGTTTCATACGAACTGCCGCTTCATCTTCACTTGTAACTTCATCAATAAGATCATTGAACCGCTGCACTCCCGTTGCACGGTGGTTGACTTCAGGATCAAACCTGAGCAAGCAACTCATCTTCAGGGTGAGTTCTTCACTCGCCTCAAATCTATTCTCACTCATGAGTGTGTAGAGTATGAAGACAAAGTTCTCGCTAAGCTCGTTAAGCGTTATTATCCTGATTGGCGTCGTCTTATCAATGAGTGTCAACGCTATGCTGCCACTGGTAGTATATCTTCTGCCATACTTGTTGATGTGGCTGATGTTAATCTTGATACTCTCCTATCTTCTCTCAAGAAGAAAGAGTTCACGAATGTGAAGAACTGGGTTGTCCAACACATGGACAATGACCCCAGCATGGTGATGCGTAAGATCTATGACAGCATCTATGGTGTCATGAAACCTGCTTCTATTCCTGAGGCAGTTCTTATCATTGCCAAATATATGAGAGACATTCAGATTGTTCCCGATCAGGAAGTCAACATGCTTGCCTGCTTGACTGAGATCATGATGAGTTGTGAATTCAAATGACACTACTCAAATTCATCGAGAAAGAACCTAAATTCATTTACATGGAGGAGATGTTAGAACGCCTTGAAAAAGAACCTGAAAAACAATACAAGTGGATACGTGAAAACCACGCCAGAAAATGTAGCAGAAGCAAATGAAGCATTGTTTCGTGCTACAATGAACCTACCTGCTGCTGCCGCTCACTGCGGTATGACGCACAAAGAAATGAAACTGACCTTCTGGGAATACCTTAAATATCATGACAAAGACTTTGAAATCCCTGAAAACACCATTGCGCTACCCAGGGGGGAAGAGTAGAGCTCTTAGCAAACTCTTCCAATACATTCCTGATCTGAAAGAATATCGTGAGTATCGTGAACCTTTCCTTGGTGGTGGTAGCGTAGCACTTGAAGTGTCTAAGCGTTATCCTCATTTGAATATCTGGGTCAACGATCTTTACGAACCACTCTATAACTTCTGGCGAGAACTACAGGACAATGGACAAAAACTCAGGGATGAACTCGTCCAACTTAAACAACGACATGCAGACCAAGCATCTGCTAGAAACTTATTCCTTGACGCCAAAGCATATCTTGCAAGACCTTTGGAAGACACTGAAGATTTTCACCGTGCTGTTTCCTTCTATGTGGTTAACAAGTGTTCTTTCTCTGGGCTTACAGAATCCAGTTCATTTTCAAGACAAGCAAGTGACAGCAACTTCTCAATGGCAGGGATCGACAAACTGCCAGAGTATCAAAAACTGATTGCCAACTGGACTATCACAAACAAGTCATACGAACAATTGTTGACTGATTGGAAAGATGTTTTCACTTATCTAGATCCCCCATATGAGATTGGCAGCAATCTTTATGGTAAGCGTGGCAATATGCATAGCACTTTCAACCATGACTTTTTCGCTACCAAGTGTGATCGCTTCGTCGGTCCTCAATTGATCAGTTACAATTCGTCGCAACTGATCCGTGATCGGTTCAAGGAGTGGACAGCTGCTGAATTTGCACACACTTACACCATGCGCTCCGTGGGGAGTTATAATACAGATCAAGCGTCTCGCAAGGAACTCGTCCTTTTTAATTATGAAATGTGAAGTCACCCTCTATGTTGCTGGCAAGGTCTTCAAGGAAGAAGTCTATGCCCGTGACTATCAGGATGCCCGTGAGGTTGCTCTGGCTCGCAACCCCAATGCTAAAATTGTAAGTGTTACTGCGAAGTTCTAATGTGGAGAATCTGGGCAAAAGCGTTAGGGGAGAAGCATGGACGAACAGATAGAGAAGCAGATATTATTGCTGGCATACGCACCCTTATTTTTATTTCTTACTTGGTTACCAACCTTTTTATTATTAGTGGAGTGATTAGACACTGGAATGACAT